ACAAAACTTCGCCAGCGGCGAACCCTCGGAAAGATGCGTTGTTGACTGTGCCAGTGAGAGCAGAGACGCCACGGATGTAGTTGTTCGTGACATACACATCCGGCACGTCGTACGATTCCTGCCACTGCAACTGTGGAGACACGATGTCCACGCCGTTGACGCCGTTGGAGTCAACGCCTATCGCTTGGCTCATGTCTGGTGCTGTGCCAGCTGGGTAGCGACGCTCAGAGCCCTGCGTCACAACGGTCGAAGAACCGCCAGCACCACGGAATACTGTCACCGAACCACCAGCCGCCTGCGTGATGTGCTGCGTGCCGCCGGTCGTGTCAAACGACCTCGCCCGCTTCATCGGGTCTCGCGTTGACGGCTCGGCACCCGTCTTCTCGTAGTTGATCGTCACTTGCCAGGCGTTGTCGCCCAAGAAGGCAATCGAGTAACTTTCGGCCCACAACTGTGCGTCAGCCACGCCGGGATACTGCCAACCATAGCCGACCGTGCTGATCTGCTGGTTGACCGCAGCGTGTACCTCGACATCGTTGGCAGTACCGAAGAGCTTGTAGCTCTTCGTCATCGTTGACGTAGCCTTCCGGCCACGCCGCACAATCGTGGCCTGACGCGAGTCGCCGTCTTCAACCCAAACGAGTCCTGACATTACGCTGCCACCTTTCCTTCGCCTGGCTCGTTCTTCGTGTTCCTGTCAATGCTCTCAAGCGTCTTTAGCTGACGTTCAGCAAGCGACGAGCCGAAGCCCATGCCGCCGAGGTTGACCGACGAGAACGTGCCGGCGACTTCCGCCTTGCTGGTGGCAGAGTCAGCACCGGCAGCACCGGCACCGGCGGCAGCAGCCTTCTCGCTTGGAGATGCCGACATGGAGCTAGTCGCCTTAGAAATCCGCTCCTGTGCGTCTGTCAGAGCATCGTCTAGCGTGGACGACTGCGAACTCGTCAGCCTTCCGTTGGACTCAAGTGCGTCAAACTGCCCGTATAGATCACGCAGCTGATCGAGCGATGTGGCGCTTTCAACTTCTTTCAGAAGTTCCGCGTACTGCTCGCCCATCACGCGGCGAGCCTTGCCCTTGCGGGCCGTGGCTCCGACGTTCTCTTCTGCTGCCTGCGTGTCCTTGCGACGACTGTCGGCACGTCGCGCGTTCTCTGCCTGCCTGTCGTCCTTCGTCGCCTTGGCGTCTTCCTCAATCGCCTTTACCCTGTCCTTGCGATCCTTCTCAGCCTGTGCGTTCTCTGCCGCTGCCTTCGCCGTGCGAGCGTTCACGCCCGGTCGCTCCTGCATCCGCTGCTCTGCTCGTGCAGCGTTTTCGTCCCTGATGTCCTGCACTCGCTGCTCAGTGTCTTCAGCACCCGTGATGAATCCCTGCACTCTCGTCCATGCGATTTGGATGCCAGCCACGAGATTGTCAAACGTCGCCATGACAGCGTTGGCGATGTCGACGAAGAAGCCCATGATGAAGGCTCCCATCGTGTTCAGAATCGCCGACGAGTCGGTGTAGATTTTGTCCCACGCGATATAGATGCCAGCGCCGACGTCCGTGAAGACGTCTTGAAACGCTGCCACCCACGGGTCAACGTAGCTCATCAATGCTTCGGTGCCACGCAGCCAGCCAGCGACGAGACCAGCCCACAGCACATCCATCGCGCCGGACAAGTCACCGGCAGCGACGGCTTCGTATACGCCGTTGAAGGTTGTCGTGGCAGTCTTGGCGAGGTCGCCCAAGACGACGATGCCGTCAGAGACGGCGGCTGAGAATCCGCCTGCGATAGCGCTGCCAGCTTCGGTCACGTAGCCAGCTACGCCAGAGAAGGCACTAGAGATCGTCCCTCTAAACGCATAGATCGCAGCACCAGCACCAGCGACAGCGGCAACCAGCAAGGCCACGGGTGCCAGCGGTGCCAGCCACGCAGCTGCTACCGCAGCGGCAGACGCCACCGAGCCGGCGACAGCCATTGCAGCAGCGCCGAGATATGTGCCGATTCCAGCGACGGCACCGCCAGCGAACGCGACCACTCCTGGCAACGCTGACGCCACCCATGCAGCACCAGAACGAACCGCATTCGTGACGCTCGCTGCCGCAGCTAGAACAGTCGAGCCGACATACTTAGCAAGCACACCGGCAGCCGCTGACGCGAATGACGCAACACCCGGCAACGCGGAAGCAACCCATGCTGCACCCATGCGGGCAGCACTTGTGACCGTTGCCGCCGCCGCCATGTAGACATTGACCGCGTACTGTGCCATCCGTGCTGACGCACCAGTAGCCCACCAGACGAACGACTTGTAAGTGAACGCCAAGCCGCCGGCGATGTCAGATGCGAACACCGCAATTGATTTGCCAACGGCGACGAACGGTGCAGCGAGCGGAGCAGCCAGCCTCGAAACGGCGGCGGCAGTTGATGCCGTGCTTTGTGCGATCAACGTAGCGGCACTGCCAACCGTTGATGCCGCGACCTTGGAAGACGCACTTGCCGTCTTCATTGACGCTGAGAACGCATTGGCGAACGTGTCAGCACCAACTGACGAGGTAATCCACGCTGCTGCCGTGGCACCCGCACGAGAGATCGTGATCGCCTGCATGCCAGCGAGTGCGCCGGTGTAGTAGGTGACCATTGCCTTGATGTGCGACAGGAAGCCTGCACTGGATGCGATGCCCGTGGCGGCCCAAGTTGCAGCCACCACGCCCAGCCGGCTTGCAGTGGCAGCAGCCATCCCAGCCAGCGACGCCGCATAGACAGAAGCAGCGGCACTGGTGCGAGCAACGAACGCTGTCACGGACGCCGACGCACCCAGCATTGACGAGCCGATTGTGCTTGCCAGCTTGAGCGTTGCAGGCATCGCCAGCGCAAAGCTCTTGCCCACGCCAGTGACAGTACCCATCAGCATCGTCAACGGCGACAACGCGAACGCTGCCGCCTTGCCGATGCCAGAGAAACCGAAAGACGTCACTTGCAGCGAGACGCCAAGCCCAACCATCGCACTGCCAACCGCGACAGCAGCCACGGCGAACTTCGCAAACGCTGCGACAGCTTCCTTGTTGTCAGTCGCCAGCTTCGTCAGCCCGTCGATAAAGCCCGTGATGAACGGGCCGACGCTGGCGAGAGCCGGTGCCACAGCGTCAGACACGGCGATAGCCATCCGCTGCAACGCTGCCAAGACGCTGCCAGCAGAGCCGGCAAGGCCGCTCATGAGTAGCTTGTACTTCTCGCTGACGGGAAGAGCTTTCATCATCTTTCCCGACATTGCCGCAAAGCCTTCGCTGCCGACTTTCGTAAAGACGGCAGCCGCACGGACAGCGTCAGAGCCGAAAATCTCAGCCAGTATTCGCCTTGCCTCGTCAGGCGCCTTTGATGACAGCGCCTGATTAAGCATGTCAAACATCTCTGGCATTGCCTTCATCTTGCCAGTGCTTAAATCAATGAAGCTTTTCGCCGTAAGTCCGATTGAATTTAATGCCCCTTCGGCATCAGACGCCGGATTGATCAACTTCAAAAACATCGACTTGAGCGACGTTCCTGCGTCTGAGCCCTTGATGCCTGCTGCACCGAGAATTGCGATTGCCGCCGCTGTATCCGACAGTGACTGGTCAGCCTGTTTTGAAACAGCAGACGCCTGCGAAAACGCCTGCACCATCTGCTCAATGGACACGCTTGAAGAGTCCGCCGCAGCCGACATGACGTTGGCCGCTTGGGCAGCAGTGCCGCCGAAGACGTTGATGATGTCGGTGAGAACTTCAGCAGCATCACCAACGGCAACTTGACCGACGCTGGCGAACTCTAGGGCAGACTTCCCGGCACCGCCGAGGACGTCTGGAAGTTCCATGCCAGCCTTCAACAGTGCAAGCATGCCCTCCGTGGCAGCAGTCGGCCCAACGCCGAGAGCCTTTGACATGTCCATCGCAGATGCTTTGATCTGGTCGATGGTGCCAACAGTCGCACCCGTGCTCGCCCGGATGTTCAGCAGCGTCGATTCAAACGCTGCACCCTGCTGCACGGCAGCGGCAATCGGTGCCGACATGCCAATGCCAGCAGCCGCGAGTCGCCCGCCACCCGAGGCGAGCGAGCGGCCCATATTGCCGAGAGACTTATTGACCTTGGTCAGTGCCGAGAAGAACTTCCTCGGATCGGCACCGATCTCGACAAACACGCCGCCGGCTCTGACTGCTGCGGAACTCATACGTGTTTCTGCCAGTCCTTGCCAAACAGCCTAGCCAGGTCTTCCGGCGTGGCTTGCCGTGGCTTGGGCTGCTTCGCGTATGGGTTGAGTTTTCGCGGGTCTACTCTCGGTGAGTGCTTGTCCCTGTTTATATTGGCGGCCTGAGCTAACAGGTTCGCCGTATGCCACCAGTCGTGCTCTAGGCGGCTGTCGCGAGCGGCGAAGAGTTGTCTGACGGTCCACTCGCCGGGATAGACTCCGAGGATTCCTGCGGCTTCCCAGAC